GTTATCGGGCCAACAGACATAGCTGATTTACCTGTTGAAAGAGTGTAGCTTGTGTTCACTACCAACTGATTCTCAACAAATACTTGGTCAGCCCCGCCGCCTGTAGCACCATTCCCCGTATTAACAGCAAGAACAATGTCGGTGCCGTTGCTAACCAATACATTTTTAGCCCCATAAGGGACAACAATACCTGTCTGGCCTGATACCTTGACGGTTACGCTAAACCCGCCTGTGGTGTTGTTATAGATGAAGTACAGCTTCTTATTAGCCGGTACGATAAGGTTTCTGTTGGCAGTCAATGCTCCGGTGCATTCGATATACATATTTCTGGCGACACCAGAAGCACCGTTTGGGATCGTAATTACCGTATCTGCCCCGTCCGTTATGGCTTGAGTAACATACCCGGAAATAGACTGCTCAAGCAAAGTCCCTAAATTGGTATTGGTAGTTGTACCCCAAGTACCAGATTGCTCTCCGTTCCCAATTAACTCAAGTCCAAGATTGGTTGAATATGTAGAAGCCATTTTATTCCCCTAAAGCACAACCCAGCGTTGACCGCTGGACACGGTAATTGTTACACCGCTTGCTATTGTTATAGGCCCAACGGACATCCCGTTATAACCACTGTTTACTGTGTAGCTTACAGAAGCCGTGGCGTTGTTCAAGACAATAGCTTGCCCACTGCCAGTAAAGGTTGCGTACTCGGATGGGTAGGTGACAAATACGTCTTTTGTCCCAGCACTAAAGTTGACAGCCGCACCTGAGTTGGAGGAGGCAAGAACCGTAGTACGCGCAAGGGTAGTACCGGAAGAGGTGTAAGTACCGATCCCTACCTCCCACTCAGAAGTTCCTTGTCCAGCAATGGTGTAGTAGGTCGTGTTGCCGTTACCAATGACTGAGAAGTTCTGGAACCCAGTAGCCGCAGTTCCACTAAGAGTGACGGTGCCTGTGCCAGTGGTGGTCGTGGAGTCTTTGACTCTATCTGCGATAACTAAGGCCATTTAGTTCACCGTCCCTATTACAGTCCAATTCGGGGTTTGCGTGTTATCTATCGTCCCCCAGCCCGGAGCCTGTGTGTTACTAATCAATACCCAGCTAGGAGTCTGCGTGTCGTCGATAACATTCCAAAGGAACCCGCTTAAAATCGTATCTGTTGCTGTCGCTGTTTCTGTTACTGAAGATAAATATCCAACCCTACCAAACACCGCATCTGTCGCTGTCGCTACCTCGCTAACATTCCCAAAGAATACAAACGAAGCAGTAAGTACATCCGTTGCTGTTGCAGTTTCTGCCACCAGACACAAATATATTGGGACACTTGAAACCGCGTCTGTTGCCGTACCTGTCTCTGCAATACTTGCTGGGAACGCTATATACCCAACCGTACTATCTGTTGCTGTACCTGTCTCTGCAATACTTACAGGGAAACTAATGTAACCAACAGGTGCGTCAGTTGCAGTTGCCGTCTCTGCCAATGCACTTATAAACGTCTGCAAACTACCAACCGCATCCGTTGCCGTACCAGTCTCGCTTGCCGTACTTATAAACGTCTGTTTGCTGCTTGTTGCATCTGTTGCAGTAGATGTCTCACTTAAAACGCTGTAGAAAATTTCAAGTGAACCAACTGCATCCGTTGCTGTTGCCGTCTCAGATACGGGTGCATTAAAAATACTTGCTGCTACTAGAACCGCGTCAGTTGCAGTCGCCGTCTCACTTACTGCTGAGTTAAACGCACTCCCAGCAAGAGAAGCAAACGGCGAATCCGCAAATGACGAGATTCCAAACACACTACCCCGCCAGACTCAATGTGTACGTTACGTTCAACGTATCACCAGAAACTACAGAACGGTCACCCGGAGAGGTGAAGTCAGAAGCAGAGAACAACGTACCCGCTGTGCCACTTTTTGCACTACCGCTAGTCAGGAACGCACCGCCCACCGTAGAAGTGGCATTGATAGTGAACGCCGCTGGAGATGCAGAGTTAGTTGCAACGGAAGGGTTAGCAGTGGTTGCCGTGACAAAGGTAGCAGCTACCCGCGTAGCATTGCTGTAAGGAACCACCTCAGTCCATCCAGCGTGTGAGGACATCGTATCCGCAGCAGCAGGAGTGTTTGACGCACCAGCACCGTACAGGCCGATGTACCAAGTCGTGATCTGGGCTACTGAAGTCAGGGCTGATCCCGCCATATAAGCAAGCCCCGCGTTGACAACCAGATTAGGGACGCTATCAGTCCACTTCACCTTGCCGTCAGCACCAATACACTCAAAGTTAAACTGACCCAAAGCCAATGCGCTCTCACCGGACTTCGTGCCACAAACAAGCCCACTAGACACAGTGTCTGTGGATTTTGCTTTTTCGTTTGACATAAAAACTCCTTAAGGGAATCTAATAATTGCAGTTACGGCAGAAGCCGTTGGGAACGTAACGACAAAGTTAATCGCGGTGCTGGTCTTGGCTGACCCAAAGTTCAGTACACAAACAGTCTTGTTACCCTTTGTGCTGTTGTAGATCAACGCACCGGCAATGTTTATTGCAGTCAGGTTTGTGTAGGTTGCTGGTTGAAACGAGACGTAGGACGTAGTGCCAGTAGCTGTTGGCGCAATTGTAGTCAGAGTAATACCGCCAGCAGTATAGTTAGTACCTGTGATTTCTCCAGTAGCTGTGTAGACAGTTGTGTCATCACCAATCGTAGCCGTAGGCAGGTACAAAGCGATCTTGAACGTATCCCCCGTTGATGGCGTGAAGTCATGGGTAGCCGTAAAAAGCTGCTGTTTGAAGGATGTGGTCAGACCTTGCGTAATCATTTGACAGGTATCCTAGCTTGCCCAGAACGGTAGGCATCTTGCCTCTCCAACCCGTCCCCAAGACGTTTAGCCAACATCAGGGCATCTTGGTACTTCTTCTCGTAGAACCCAATAACGTCAGGCTCACCTTTCATAAAGGTGTACCCCTCAACCAACGAGCCATATAGCAAGACGCTATCAATGTTGTCACCCAGCCACGTTTGACCACTAGAGGCAGTTGTGATGCTCTCAGGGTAATAGTAATAGTGCAACTCAACCGAGTACGCCGCATCAGGGGTTGGCCCTAAAATAAACGACAACTCGTTCGTTGGTACAGGAGGAGTTGCACTTGTAGTGGCTGGGCCAAACAAGGCGTAGTAAGCAGGAACCCCGGTATCCGTAGGAATGGGGTAGGACTCACGGATGAAGTTCACATCCTTATTCAGCAAAAACGCATAAGACCCATCGGTGTTGATTACCGCCATTGAGTACGTGGATAAAAAGTCTGACGGGCAGGATAGGTACTTGTTGCCTGAGTAAGTAGCCCCCGTCACGTTTTTGCGAATTGACGGGAACTGAACGGTGTTGTATATCCGTTGTTCTGCTTGCGTGATGAATGTGTTGACCTGTTCAGTGCTGGTATAGGTCGCAGCGGCAGTCGATGAGGATGCAGTGCTGTCATTGAAGACAACATCTGGGAAGTCATTCTCAAGGTAGCCCTTGACTGTAATGAACAGGTCAGAATAATTCATCGTTTAGCCCATCGGCCCACGGGCCATAGTTCCCTTAGTCGCCGCACCAGTTCCCCGAATCTTGATACCCGAAGTCTTAATACCCGTCTGCGGATACCCAGTATCTTCTTGCTTACCGGGGGGATTCTTGTTGGGCTGTGGCTGCTTGTACTTCTCGGTCATCTGTTTCATTACCGCCCCCGTTGGTTGTTTGCACGGGCCATGTTGCGCCCAACTGCTTTCATATTGGCAGAGGTAGGCCCACCACGTTTCAGGGCCAGCGAAGTACCCTTGCCACCCTTATGCTCTTGCATATCGTGCTGCTTAAAAGCTTTTTTAATCATAGCTTTGTCTTGGGCTTTGTCCATCTTGTCCATTTTAATCTCCTAGTTTGGCGTCCAGTAAGTCACATCCGTAGGGGCATGACCGACATTAGCCTTGATTGCCAAATAATACGCACCGCTATATGAAACAGGGTCTGAAGAACTGTAACTTGTAGACGTACTCCAAGAAGCCACATTAATCATAACCGTGCCCACTTCCCCCATAGAGGTCAGGTAGTTTGGGGTAATTCCAGCATCATTTGCAGAAGCCCCGCCTACAGGTGCCCAACCCCACTGAATTATGCGGCTACCGGACTCTGGCAACCCATTGGCTAGTGTACCATCCCCAGTAGGTTCTATCTGTAAACCACTGGTTCCAGAGGAGTTATAGCTCACATCAGGACGCGGCTCCCGCACAGCTTGGGGGTCATTTACGGGGTACAGGCCAAGGGAAAGTTGTGGCTGATCAGGCTCCCAACAGGTTGGGCAGACCTTAATTGAGACGTTCTTGGTCTTGATAACCAAAGTTTTTAGTTCTGTCAGCTTATAGCGAAAGCCACACCTATCGCACTCCGCAATAGCAAACTTGCCAGAT